TGCTTTCAAAAAGTGAATTTTAGATTAATTCAAACAACAAAACAAACACATAGGTAAAAGCAAATGTTCCAATCCGAACAGTTGCAGGAAAAGTGGAGTCCCCTTCTCGATTATGAAGGTCTTGATCCTATCAAAGACAATCATCGTAGAGCTGTAACCGCTGTCCTGCTTGAGAACCAAGAGAAATTCCTCAAGGAAGAGCAAGCCTTCCAGTCGGGTATCAACCTGATGGAAGCCCCCACTAACGCAGCTGGATCTAACCCCGCTGGTTTTAGTGGATCCGCCGCCGAGGCTGGCCCTGTTGCTGGTTTCGACCCCGTTCTGATCTCCCTGATCAGACGTGCAATGCCTAACCTGGTTGCTTATGACCTGGCTGGCGTTCAACCCATGAACGGTCCTACTGGACTGATCTTCGCAATGAGAAGCCGTTACGAGAACCAGTCTGGTTCCGAAACCTTCTTCGACGAAGTCGATACAGCATTCTCCGGTCAGGACGCAGGATTCGACCTGACTGGTGGTATGACCGACGTAGCTGCTGGTCTGGGTACCACAGCACAGACTGGTACAAACCCCGCGGCCCTGAACCCCGTTGGTACTGCTTCCTCCACTGGCTACGATGTCGGCCAGGGTATGCAGACAGGCGACGCCGAGAACCTTGATGGTACTGGCAACGACGCCTTCAACCAGATGGCCTTCTCGATCGAGAAAGTCACCGTAACGGCTAAGTCCAGAGCACTGAAGGCTGAGTACAGTCTGGAACTGGCTCAGGACCTCAAGGCTATCCACGGCCTGAACGCCGAGGCCGAACTGGCTAACATCCTCTCTACTGAAATCCTCGCTGAGATCAACAGAGAAGTCATCCGTACTATCTACAAGACGGCTGAACAGGGTGCAGCTCAGAACGTAGCCACCGCTGGTGTATTCGACCTGGACGTTGACTCCAATGGTCGTTGGTCTGTTGAGAAGTTCAAGGGTCTCCTGTTCCAAATCGAGCGTGACGCTAACGCGATCGCACAAAGAACTCGTAGAGGAAAGGGCAACATGGTCCTGTGTTCCGCTGACGTGGCTTCGGCCCTGACGATGGCTGGAATCCTGGATTACACTCCCGCCCTGAACGCTAACCTGAACGTAGATGACGCCGGTAACACCTTTGCTGGTACCATCAACGGTAAGTTCAAGGTCTACATCGACCCCTATTCGGCTAACCTGACTTCGGCTAACGCCGCTAACGGTAACCAGTACTACGTTGTAGGTTATAAGGGTACTTCCCCCTATGACGCTGGTCTGTTCTATTGTCCTTATGTTCCCCTCCAGATGGTTCGTGCCGTCGGAGAGAACTCCTTCCAGCCCAAGATTGGCTTCAAGACCCGTTATGGTCTGGTCGCTAACCCCTTCGCTGAAGGTCTTACCCAGGGCATGGGTCGTCTCCGTGTTAACTCCAACCGTTACTACAGACGTGTTGCTGTTAAGAACCTCATGTGATCCATCACATGTTTCTTTGGACTCCTTCGGGAGTCCTTTTTTTATGCCTTTTCATAAATAAGGTGTCATTATAACCTTACCATGGCAGTAACTCAGAAGACAGGGTGGGGAAAGAAAGTTTCATTTGGATTATTTTTATTTGTTGGTTTTGCAAATGCAGGTGCTCTCATCGGACACACATTGAAAACACCTATTCAACCAGCATATATCAACTATCCACCTGTTGGTGATTATTCCTCATATACTGTGACCGTCAATCCTAACGGAAGTTATAGCGTTGACTATAAAGGACACGATCCTACTGTTCTCGATTCGGAGCAATATGTTGATACGTCAAACGGTGTATTTGGTGTGGGTGGTAGAACAACAACTACCAGGAGTCGTCAATATGTTCCTGGAACACCTAGTGAGGGAACTGAAGAGGGAAAGAACAATGCGAGGTCCGAAGAGTGTATCAAAGCGGAAGGTGGCGGAGAGTCAAACGGTGCTCTAGTCGGTAGTAGTTTGGCTACGGGTCTCGCTGTTCCTGCTGTTTCTGGTATCCCTTATATTGGATGGTTGGCAAGTGGATGGGCCGTTATGTTGGGATCTGACATGGGGTCTGCAGTTGGTGGTGAAGTAGCCAGACAAATTAAGGGTTGTTGATAAATACTAATAAAACAGAACTATGGCATTCCATATTCAAAAACCCTCTGCCGTTGAACCCGGTAAGACGGTTTATTACACTGGGAATAGAGTCTGGTCTGAGAATCCCTCTGACAAGAAGACATGGTCAACATCTACCACACCTACCAACCTGATGGTAAACACTGATGGTAAGAATGGTGGATGGAGTGGTGCAACGGTTGTTGAAGAATGAGTGACAGATACCCAGATATGAGACAGATAGAGAATCGTAACTATCTGTCTCCAACAGGATTTTATTTCACTGTTGTAAAAGCTCCTAAGTCCGGGTACTTTGGATATCAAGTCAACGTGCCTGGGTTGGATCTGGGTGTCGCCATTCAACCCAACTATCTGACAGACATTCCTCGTGCAGGAGAGAAACTTACGTTTGGTGATCTATCACTGACCTTCTTGGTTGATGAAGATCTTTCAAACTATATTGAAATCCAGAACTGGATGAGAGGACTAGGTTTCCCCGAGTCTCTTGATCAGATCTATGATTGGCAAAGAAAGAGAAATCCAGAAAGTTATCCTAGTAAGACTAAGGATGACAGTATGTTGAATCTGTATTCTGATGGTACCTTGGCCATCTATAACTCTGCAGACAATCCAAACTTTAAGGTTGAATTTAAAGATCTCTTTCCTACCAGTCTGTCACCTCTACAGTTTGACTCTCAACAGAATGAGATTCAATATTTGACAGCGACTGTCAACTTTAAGTATACGGTGTATAATATAGAAGGTGTAATCTGCTGTTGATATGATTGACCTTGAAACTCTTCAAGGGATGTGGGAAGATGACTCTAAAATTGATCCTGACAATCTACATACTGAGTCTCTTAATATACCTGTTTTACATTCCAAGTATTATCAAATATATAATACTTTGATGCTTCTTCGTAAAAAGGCAGAACAACAGAGAAAGAACATTCGCCACGAAAGGTATGAGTACTTTGCGGGTAAAGCGGACCCCCAGGTTTACATTGAGAATCCCTTCCCTAAAAAGATTCGGGATAAAGAAACTATGCAAAAGTATCTGGATGCAGATGATAAACTCTCAGGAGTTTCGTTGAAGATTGAGTACTACGACGTAATGTTGAAGTACATCGAAGAAATCTTGAAACAGATTACGAATCGGACATACCAGATAAAGAACGCTATCGAATACATGAGATTCAGTTCGGGGATGGGATGATGAATGATGATTATTATCAGATAGAATTACCAATTGAGGCAGTGAGACTGATTCACAAGTCATTGGACTTCCACTATCAGAAGTGGGCAGGTGGTCACCCTCAAGAACAAGAAGATCTCCAGATGATGAGAGATAACTTCTACAAGATTATTCTAGAACACCAGTTTGAAAACATGTGATAAATACGGTAGGTGAACCCTACATGTATGAGTCATTTGAGGATTCAAAAGATAAACGAAGTTTATCTAAAGATTGAAACCGAACCACATGTTGAATACGAACTAAGAGATCGTTTTACCTTTGAGGTAGAGTCGGCAAAGTTCATGCCGCAGTATCGTAAGAGACATTGGAATGGAGAGATTCACTTGTTCGACATGAGGAACAAGAGGATCTATGTTGGTCTGCTTGATAAGATTGTTGCCTTCTGTGAGCAACTTGGATATACATATGAGTTCGTAGATAACAAGTTCTATGGTCTTCCCTTTGAGGTCAATGAAATGATCTCGATGGAAGGTGTCAAAGATTATATGGCATCTATTACTGCATTTCGTCCTAGAGACTATCAAGTCGAAGCAGTACATGATGCTCTGAGATATAACAGAAAACTTCTCATCTCACCCACGGCATCAGGTAAGTCATTCATGATTTACTCTGTTGTGAGATTCCACGTTGGTATGAAGAGAAAGGTTCTACTTGTGGTTCCCACCACATCACTTGTGGAACAGATGTTCAAAGACTTCCAAGACTATGGGTGGGATGCAGAGAACCACTGTCATAGGATCTATGCAGGACGTGAGAGAGTCAATACGAATGAAGTCACCATCACAACATGGCAGTCCGTCTATCAACTCGATCGCTCGTTTTTTGAGGAGTATGATGTAGTGATTGGTGATGAGGCTCACTTGTTTAAGAGTAAGTCTCTCATCGGTATCATGGACAAGTTACATCATGCAAAGTATAGATATGGCTTTACTGGTACCTTAGACGGCACACAGACCCATAAGTGGGTCTTAGAAGGATTATTTGGTCCATCATATAAGGTAACTCAAACAAAGAAACTACAAGATGAAGGCCATCTTGCTAAGTTGGATATCCAATGTATTGTGCTTAAACACAAACCACAGAAGTTTGATGTATTTGAGGATGAGATTCAGTTCTTGATTGGTCATCCTACAAGAAACAAGTTCATTAGTAATCTAGCACTTGACCTCAAGGGTAACACTCTGATTCTATATGCAAGAGTGGAGGCTCATGGAGCGGTACTTTACGATGACCTAAATAACAGGGCCGAAGAAGATAGAAAAGTTTTCTTTATTCACGGTGGTGTGGATGCTGAAGACAGAGAAGAAGTCAGGCGTATCACTGAGGAACAGAATAACGCTATCATTGTTGCTTCTTACGGAACCTTCAGTACGGGAATCAATATTAAGAACTTACACAATGTAATCTTTGCCTCTCCATCAAAGTCTCGGATTCGTAATCTGCAGTCTATTGGTAGAGTCCTAAGAAAAGGCAAAAACAAAGTGAAAGCCAAACTATTTGATATCGCTGACGATACCACTTACAACAGTCGTAAAAACTATACCCTTAACCACTTTATTGAAAGGGTGAAGATCTATAATCAAGAACAGTTTAACTATGACATATCAACTATCAATATCAAGGAGTAAGTATGGAAGAGGAATTCTATGCATCAATTAAACTCAAACACTCTGGAGAAGAGATCTTCTCTAAGGTAGTACCTCATGATGAAGGAGATAAGATACTCTTACATCTGAACTATCCCATTGTGGTAGAAGAGATTAGAGTCAGAGGTAGAATGGGTGGTTACAAGATGGAACCCTGGTTAAAGACTACAACTCAATCTGACTTTGTCATCAATGTTGATGATGTTCTTACGATGACTGAATCTGGTGATCTTGAAATGATCATCTACTATGAAGACTACATAAGTAAGATTAATAAAACTAACTATTCAGACCTCAATCGTAAGATGGGGTATCTAGGAACTGTAGAGGAAACCAAGAAATCTTTGGAGAAACT